TGTTTATCGTTCAGGCTCTCAACGTTTGAACGCTTATCTTCTTCAAAACGACGTAAGTCTGTATCGTAAATCTTTTCAGGATTAAGATCAGATACCTCAACACCTGACGACGCCGAGTCGCGGCTTGGATCGTAGGTGGGATCAAAGAAACTTGCCATAGTATTATTGTAAAAGCAATAAATCAACGCGGGTTATAGTCATGCTCGACGCAGTCGGCTTCTTAGATTCTTTTGTCGAAGACGAAGTTAAATGTCGTATGGTTTCCGAAATGGATTTCGGTCAGCCAATCGCTAATCAAGAAAATGATGTACCCTTATATGACAACCAGAACAGAGGATTGTCATTATGTCAAGAGGGAATGGAAAGAAAGAATCTAGGGACAGAATCAATGGAGCGTCCGGGACTGACCGGATACATTCCGTCGATGGAGGAAGGGTCGGAAGCTGGAGCCTCACCAAAGCCGAAGATGATTCTGATGGATCTGGGAGCACCGTCGGAGGAAATGATGGCCCAGTCGAAGAAAAGGCGTGGTTTGAGCCGGTAGGAAACGAAGAAATCTCTGACTGCCCAGGGGGTATTTGTCCTGTGCCCTGGGCAAAAGATAATGAAGAAGAGAAGCGTAGTGCCAAGGAAAAGCGTGAAACCCCTTGGGACACTTACCTTGCAAAACACAAAGAAATTTGGGAAGAAGATATCGATCTAGCTTCTGATCCGGTTAACCACCCCGCTCACTACACCTCCGGATCCATTGAATGCATTGAAGCGATCGAAGCACAATTAACACGTGAAGAATATAGAGGGTACCTAAAAGGATGCGTGGCAAAGTACGTTTGGCGAGAACGACAGAAAGGGGGTATTGAGTCATTACAAAAAGCACAATGGTATATAGACAGGTTAATTAATTTAGACTGAAGAAAACAAAAAAGCTCTAATTGCGAGGAAACACATGACTTCTAGTTTTAGGGATCCTTTTGGGCCTAGAGCATTTCCTGCGCCAAGAGATGGGGCTGTGCCTTTAACTCCCCCAGGAAGAGATGATTATTTTGACATCGGAAAGTATAGAGGTGGGGCTGTGCCTTTAACTCCCCCAGGAAGAGATGAATATTTTGACATGGAGAAATTTAAATCTTATCTTGACGGAACAAGATCTCTTGAAGAGCTTTCATCTCGTCTTGATGAATATAAAGAAAAGTACCCTCAAGCAGATCTGACAAGAAAAGAGAGACGAATAGCGCGAAAAACTCGAAGAGCAGCTCGTCGGGGTGATTCAGAAAAGTTTGAAAAGTTACTTAATCGTGCGCGGCGTTTAGGACGCAAAGAAGCCAGAAGAGCGCGTAGAAGAGGAAGAGATTAGTCTCGTTGACGCCAATCATCTGTTTTTTCTTGGCTGAACCATTCAACAATGTCATCCGGATCCTTAAATGTGGTCCGGTGATTTGTTGGATCAGGATCACCTAGATCCATGGCGTTCATAAATCCGTCCAGACTATCTGCTTTCATCTCTGGATTTCGGGATAAACGCCTGGCACGACGTAAGATCTCAGCTGCCGAACGATTTGCCTTGGCTAATTTTTCGGCCCAGATCATGTCTTCTAACAAAACCTCTTGTTTTTCGGCTATACGTGAACAAATGAATTCAAGCCGCTTGCGGTACTCAGTAGACAGCATGTCTGTTTATCCGTTCAAAAAGGAGTTACGTCGTCTTCATCTTCGTCAGCGTCGAACATCTGACTTGCAGCCAGCTCCGCTAATTCCAATTCGGTAGGCACATCGAAGTCAATTTGAATATTTTCATCTTCCATAAGGGACTTGATTGCGTACCATTCCATCAATCTTTGGTGGTACAAGTTCAATAGGGCTGTATGTAGCTGTTCCCATGTCATTTCCTGGGCACATATTTCGGCTTTACGCATCGAAAATTGAAGTTCAAGTGGTAAATGAAATTCTCTAGGCTCCACAGAACGTTCCATTTCGATCTCTTTTGCTTTCGTTATTCTAAGGCTACACGTCAAAGATAGCATTTAACTCCGCGTCGGTTAGCGCCGCCCAAGGGTCTTCTTGGACACGGAATGAGTTTGCAAACTCAGCCAAGACATAAGGACTGATCTGGGTTTCCAGCTGTCTGATTGCACCTACTTGATGCCTGGAAGCTGAGTAATAGCGGAAAGCACGAAGTAAAATATCGGTTCCATAATCTTCTTCGGGGTCAATTTCGGTGAGGAAAAGCTCTGACTCTTCACGTCGTCGATCAATTAAACCCCCAATAACTTTGTGTTCTGCATCAAATACCCAGTCAGACATAACCAGGGTTGCCCCATGGAAATCTTCTCGCTCGATGTTGTCAATAACTTCGCTGTACAGAAAAGATTCCCAGCCGACTGAATGTATAAACGACACCAAAGCCTGGGTCATGTAGGGATCTAAACCTAGATTTAGCTTCCGTAGCTGTGCTTCAATAACAGTAATTTCATTGAATAAATATTCGACTGCCTTCTCATATGTACATCGCTGGCCTTGTCGTACCGGAGAACCATCCGGATAAAACTGCGTGCCAAAGCCAAGTGTGTACGGCTCTTCTCCAGTAGACGGATCAGGGTATGCTTTCTCGCTATACCCTTCATACTTACGGATAAGTTCTACAGCTAGCGAATAATCCGCCATGGAGGTAATAAGCATTACCTCCAATCATACACAAATTATTTACCTTGACCGCGATACTTTTTCTTGTTACCTGTAGGCTTCGAATGCTTTCCTTGACCCTGACGTGTTTTTTTGGGACGTGCCTGGATGTAACCGTCGGCTTTTTTCATGAATCCAAAGAAGCTTCGCACATAATGCTAAACAGGAAGAACTTCATTTGCCTAAATTTTTCCTGTTGTTCTTTAGGCCTGGCAGGAGAACCGGGCCAGTGCTGAAGAGCATCACAGACTGCCTGGTATAAAACCTGACAATCTTCGATGGACATTTCCATCTCAACATTTACCATTTGACTTTGTGGCTCCAATAACGAGCAGAGAACTTGTCAGGGTTACTATCCTGTGCATTATGACGAGCATAATATGACTTCTTACGTGCTTTCTCTTTGGCTGTCTTCGGATTCTTGCCAGCACCTTTTACACCCTGCTGACCAAAGCGGACGATTTTTTCTTTTCCGTCTTTACAGGCTTTTACGACATGTGACTTCGTTGGGTGCCCGGGAGTCTTCTTAGGTTTATTGCAAGCCATTTTGTCCTTGGCAAGCTTGGCTGCTTTTGCTGCTTTCTTGCGTTTATCAGCCATTAGAAACCTTTAAACAACGAAGTAAACTCTCCAAGGATTTCTTGTCCACGCTTGGACTTATAGTCCTCGTCCTCATCATCTAAGTTTAAACTGAAGTAACTCTTCTCTCTCTTTTCATTACCTTCTTCTGCCTGTTCACGTTCCCTTTCTTCTCTTTCATCTTCGTCAAAGAAGCTTTGAATAGTACCCAAAGAAGCAAATGGATCACTAAAATCAAGTCCGGTTGTCTTCAATGCTTCATCTCTTCCGCTCTTGCTAAGAAGAATCTGTTCTGAGCGGTCAGTATCAGGGAAGAAGTTTTCATAAAATTCATCTTCTGTTCCTTTAAAACCAGCATTTGAAAATACCTTATACAGCTCTGTTTCAGCTTTAACTTTATCTGGATCGTAATCTTCTTCACGTTCAATGTATGTGATACCAAGATTTTCTTGCGTTGGTTTTTTACGTTTTTCATTCAGGTATTTAATACTTTCTCTGATTTCTTGAGCACTTCCGCTACGCACGGCCTCGGCGATATATTCTTTTAATTCGTCAATTGTTCCTGAAAAATCTTCTAAACCAATTTCTTTTAGGATTTCATCAATCTTTTCGTTATCGTTAGGGTCGACGCCTTCTAAGAGTTCCTCTGCAAACTCTTCAGGTTTAACAAACTGTCCAAACACAGTTCCTTGTTGTAGAGCTTCTTCTTTTAAGGCAGGTAAAATATCCTCGTAGATTTTATTTTTAACTTTAGAAGCATTTAAAATGTCATCAGCAGCGTCGTAACCTTTGCCTTGTCCTTTGACTTGGAAGTGAATCTTGGCAAAACTTTCTTTGTCATTTATATCTAAACCAAATCTATATGCTTGACTAGACCAATAAGCTTTTTCTTTTGGCGTTCCAAACCTAGCCTCATCCCAATCCCTAGAAACTACCTTTGCTTGCTGTTTATATTCATCCTTTCTTGCATCATCTCCGGTGGGATTAAAGTAGAAATCAGCGTTGAAAGAACGATCAGCAGTACCCTTTAACTGATCCAAATAAGCGTCAGAACGTAATTGAGCTACTTGCTGAACCGCGTTTACCATATCCTGTGTTTGGAAGGGGTTCTGCTCCTCCTGTCGAACATCTAAATATTCAACAAACTCATCCATTGAACGAGAAGTGTCAAAGCGAGGTACCAAATAGTCATTAATAAAATTCTTGGCAAATTTCTTTTCAATTGCAATTTGTTTTTCAGCCTCTCCTTCGGTGTAACCAAGCTCTAAATCGTTTTTATAACGTTTTTTTATTTCATTGTCAAACCAATTTTGCCAGTTGTATTTAACGTTATTACCAACACCGGTAACATTACCTAATGCGCTTTCTAAATCTTCTTCCGCTTTTCCTCCACTGGTAAACGCAAGCACACCGCCAACACCACTATCGCCCAAGATTGAGTTACTTAGTTCGTCGTTTATGTTCATGATTTCTTCAAATCCACCAAAGCCCCGGAACAGATCTAACTCTTGTTCTCTAGCCTTGGCCTTCTTCATTTCTTCAATGGTGTCATTTAAAACGTTCTGAGTTAGTGCGCCAAAACGCTTTACATCCACAATTGCTTTTTCGCCTACTGCTTCTGTAATTGCGTCCT